AGGTTTTAAATAAATAGAAGTGTCTACACAGATATCACCGGGTTGTAATGCAACAGTATTTGGTTTTAAACAAACGTGCATTCCGGTAAACGGAGTAAATCCAACGGTAGAAACACCAGCGCCTAATACATATAAACCATTAGTAGAACCACCAACAATAATACCACGTAAATCTGTTGATCCGCTACTAGTCATAAACTTAGCACCAAAGTTATCACTACCCTGTAAGTAAGCTATACGACCGTAGGCTACAGTTTGTGCATCAGGGTTACCTTCGCTTGCAGAGCCAGCATAAGTACCTCTACGTTGAAGGTAAGCCGCTTGCTGAAACCCACCACTATTATTACCAAAAGTTGCCCCAAGAATTACAAAGGTAGGATTAACAGAATCAACGCCAAGAGTGTTGCTAATTAATGCAGTAGAAGCACTTGCACCTACAGCAGCAAATGCAATATTATTTACACCTGAACATGCAAGAGCAGCTGTACCTGAGTTTGTGCTTCTAAAGAAACCGGACGTAGCAATGCCATAAATAGTTGTACCACTACCAAAACCAAAAGTGTTGCCACCCTGGGTTGTAGTTGTTCCGGAAGCAATAGAATTAACAGATAAACTGTTTGTTGTTATCTTACCACCATCAATAAAGGTTACGTTGTTCTCAATACCAAACTCAAGGTTACTAAAGGTAATTAATCCATTATAGTTTTGCCAGTTAAATGGTGCAGAAAAAGATATTGTTTGGGTACCACCAAAAGTAGCTTCAGATACCGAGTATCTTGATGCCCAATACTTACCGGCATTTGATGCGGCAATAGTAAAGGAAGAAGACCAGTTAGTAGTTAAAGATGCAAATGAGTTATCAATAAAGTTAAAGCCTGAGCCTGAAGGTGTTCCCGGTTGAGAGTCACTTGCTAATTGGTAGTACACATAACCACTGGTACTTCTTGGACCAGTACCGCCTATTGTACCGTTAGTACCGTTATAACCAATACTTCGAATAGGGTAGCTGACATTATTCCAAGGAATAAGAGTGCTTGATGTACCTGATGGAACAGTTAATGGTACATTTAATGACCATAAATAGTTTCCCGGAGTTGTATTTTCAGGGATAGTAGTTGACCATCCTGCAGGAGCAGTGTATGCGCCTGTGCTCCAAGTATAAGTTGTTTGAGTAGAAGGTCTTGCTGGTGGTGTAATGTTAGGAGTCCAAATATAAATACTTGGATTAGCATTCAAAAAAGAAGATGTTACAATGTCAAGGTCAATAGCAGAACCTGTATCTTGAACCCACTGAAAGCTAGGTGATGCCGTGTTTACTTGGAATTGAAATTGACGACCACCGTTAGTTACATAAAACAAAAACTTAGTGGTACCAAAACCACCCGTAGCAATATACCATGTATAGTCAGCAGGGTTAAGTGATTCAGTAGACGAGTTAGTGTTGTATAAACCAAAATAACCTTTGTTAGTCGGGCTGTCAGATATATTCAAACCTGTATTACTATCAGCATACTTAACATGCATGTAATTGTAAAGGTATCCAATAACAATACCAGATCCAGTATCTATAATTTGACCAGTACTATTGTTAATAGTAACACCTGTTGTTGCATTATCACCTTCTAAAGCCAGCTGTGATAGGTAAGCGTCAAGCTCATCATTACCTGTAATAGGTGGATTAAACATCTTACCTCCGATCTGCTGGTCTTGCGTCTAATGCAAATGTAGCCATACGCCAATAACCTGTTGAAGAAATTCTGTAGTTAAGTACTCGACCGTTTACTCTTGGATCTACTTTATAACCTTGTGCTTTTTGATTATTAGGCAAGAAGGTAAATAAATCATTTGAAGTAAATGTTACTGTGTCAACAAAGTTGTTTTGACCTAATACCGAGATACTTATATTAGCATCAGAAGGTACCTTATCAAACACAGGATAAATAGAGCTAATTAAAGAACTACCAGTTGTATCACCGGTATTTAATTTAAGTTTTTCAATATAAGAAGTAAAGGTAGTTAGTGCAGAACCGTTCCACATTAAATAATTAGCATCTGTCTTTAAGGTCTGTGTACTGTTAGTTGCCATGTAAATAATTTCTTTACCATATTGGAAGGCATTACTCTCATTAGCTGGTCCTGTGAAAGAGTAATTAATATTTGGTAATACTCTTTTAGTCCATGTTTTATTTTTATAATTATAAATAAGAGCTTCATTACAAACAGTAGATGCACCTTTAGGGTAGTTAATCCATATTTCTTTATAAAAGGAATTCTTAACTAAGTGTACTTTATCAATAGCATTTTGATTTAAGTTGTTAAAGAAATATTTTTTAATTCTGAAGTCAGCTAAAGACTGAATACTACCAGAACCATTGTGAATATAAATATCATTACGATCAACAACAAAGTGATTACCATCAAACTCACATACACAATCTGTGCTTAAGATACCATATGATTTAGAGTATGCAGCTACTCTTGTTTGTGTACCAATAGTTAGTATATTAATACTATCAGAAGAATAAACAAACATGTTACCCCTGAGTTCCATCATATCTAATACAGGTGAGGTAGAGCTTAATTCAAACTCGTCAGCTGTGTCTGTTGTTAAACCCGGTTGCCATATTGTAGGAATAGCGCCTGTAGCTGCCTGAACGGATACTCTAATAGTTCCCGGAGCAGATGTGGTAATGCCACTTTGTACTAAGGTAAGGTTGGCTGCAACTAATGAATAATTAAGTGACCGAATAACTTTAGCTGTTACTGTTAGCCCTGCTACATAATTCCAATTAGGTAATGGTTGAAATGTGTTACCTGCTACAGGATCGTTATATAAACAATATAGTGGAGTTGATTTACTGTTATTTAGGATAACAGCATAACCACCGTTAAAATAAGTACCTTGCCAATCACTGTTAGTATAACCAGCACCTGAACCACTAAACATGGTAGACTGGTTACCCGCCGAATCTACTCGGATAATACTACCATCTTGTGCAAAGATATTATAACCTTGATCTGGTCGTCTCCAGTGAATACCGTATGTAGGTGTAATAGATAATACTCTGGAAGTTGTCTCACCTGTTATAGTCTGTACTGCGTTGTCGTCAAACCGTACATTGAGAACATCTGTAAAAGTATTCATAGGTACGATCATTGGTGGCAAATCAGTGTTTAATCCACCTTCTCCAAGACCTTGTATTTGTTCTGCCATGTACAATTCTCCTCTTTAAATTTTTCTTTAATAAATGCCCTTACCAATTGACCAACAATATTATCTACTGTAAATTGTACAATAGGAATTTCAATATTATGTTTCTCACAGATCTTACGGAATTCAATAATGTTAGACCCGTTATTAATATCATTTCAATGTTATGTTCTTTTGCTTAATCCTAATAGGTACCGCCTAAGCGATAGTTAATTTTTTCGGCACTCAATAAGAGACTGTTTTAATACCTCTGCTAGTTGAGCCTGCCTGATAAGAAATTCTGCATCTTCTCTAAAAAGTTGTTGTCCAGTGCTTCCATTTCCAGTGCAGATAATGGGATCAGCTTTTGTGTTTGTATTACTATCTGGGGTTCTTTCGGGGCGGTTCCGCAAGCTGTTAAGAGTAGCAGTGTACTTACGATTAAGATCAAAGATTTGTTCTTCTTTTTCTTTTCTGAATTTAAATTGTTCATTATTTAATCTTTCAATTTCTTTATTATAATCAGAGAGTTTACTATTTAAATCTTTAAGTTCTTTATTATGTTTTTCTAACATTTTAGTTTTAATAACGCCTACTTTAATTTCACCTTTGTTATGCCCATAATCATAAGCAAAGAAACAAAACAAAATACAGGAAAGTACATAAGCAATAATATATTTAACCATTAATACATGTCCTATATTCTTCTTGTCTACGTTTAGTTAATCCAGGTGAAGTATTACCTTTGAATTTATCCCATTTAAGTATTTCTTTACATGCCGAATCATAATTATAATTATTTAATTCTTTCACTAATGTTGATTTACAAAAAGCATTTGAACCAATATTATAGGATAAAGATATATAAGCACTATATTCGTAAGTAGTTAAAGGAACCTTAACACATTGTTTTAATGCTGCTTCAAACTTATTAGCATCGTTAAGTAATTTTACTAATGCTCTTTCAGGTGTTATTTTATCACCTAATTTTACATTTTCAGTAGTTCCAAAACCTATTGTGGGGACATCTCCGGGTACGGGTATATAAGCTGTTGATCTAAATCCTTCGTGTATTGCAATGGTTATTAATGTAGATGCAGTTAAAGAAAGGGAAACTAACTTCATTCTTTCAATCATTTAATTTCCTTCTCAATAATTATTTATTCTTATTTGTAACATCTTTATAAATAGAATATAATTTATGACCAATCATTAATATTGTATAAATTAAAGTAGTCCAAAGAAGTATTTCGGATACTTGGTAACCAGCAACTGTTGCTAGTGAAACAGTTACGGGTGCAGCAGACTTAGTTACCATACCCATACCAGTTTCAGTTGTTTGTTGTAGAGTTGTCGACACGGTATTTTTTCCTTATATTAGTTTAGTTAGACCAAGACAATGTATCTTCGTCCCAATCATAGTGTGGCGGGTTGTTCGGCACGGGCATTGGTACAGGCGCTTCCCACAGATACGAAAAACTGTTCAACACCCATGACGGGTTTTCATGGTTGGCTCCAAGGTACACCCGACTCTTGTACGGGGTTGATCTGTGCGTCAATTTGGCTTTGCAAGCTGGCTTCAGTGGCTGTTTTGTCCACGCCAGAAGCCCAGCACCAGTCCAGAACTTTTTGCATGGTGACTTGTGCATAAGGCACAGATGGCGTGCCATCGGCCCATGAGCAGGTTGAGTAGGCCATAGCGGTGTACTCGTCGTCCACGGCTGTACACCGCCAGTGGGCTGTGATGATAAAACCGTTAGAGACTTCGTAATCGGTTTGCGAGATGTTCCATGTGTAGGCGGTCATTTCTGCTCCAATGCCGCGAGGCGAGTTTCAAGTGATTCAATGGTGTTGAGCGCTTTTTGCAACGACATAACAACTACGGCCAAAACTGAACGGTCGTAGTATCCCCAAGGCTTGCCTTCTTCTGGTTCTGGTGCGGCTTCAGGGCCAATGGCAGCGTTGACGTTTTGAGCGTAGAAGCCAAGTTGTCGGTCTGCGCCAAAAGTTCCTTTCTTTTTTTCGTTGTAGTACCAATACCCCGGCTCCAACTTTTTAAGCATTGAATCGGGGTCAACTGGAACACCGTCTTTAACTTTCCATGTTTCATCAGACACTGATGAAATAACACCAGCCGACGAAAATGTTGCAGCGCCAGCACCGTAGGCGTTCATGGTCACAATGCCATCAGAAGAAATACGCATTCTTTCGGATAAAGTTCCTGAAGCAGTTGTGCTAAATCTTAAATGGTAATTGTTACTAGAATCAAAACCTTGAGTAATGCGTGCAGCGTCCCCTACAGAACCACCGTTTGTAAGAACAGTTTGAAAAGTTAAAGAACTACCAAACCCCCAGTTTTGAGAGTTTGTTAGTGTAATTCCGTCTATATAATTTCCTGCTAAACCGCCTACAGTTAGTTTGGTAGCCGCATTAGTAGTCCCCACCAGCAGGTTGCCGGATGCGTCAAGCCTTGCGGCCTCCGCACCACCTTCAGAAAAAGCAATGGTGTCAGCAGCAGGGAAGAAAATACCCGTGTTGGTGTCACCCGAGATGGTGATAGCGGGG